ACACCCAACGCCATCCAAGGCGCTGATCCATTGTTGATAACTAAACTGCTTCATGAAAGCGGTGAAGAAATCACTAGCGAATTGCCTATGATCATCGGCAAAGGCCGAAACCCTTTGCATGACTGGGGAGGTAGCTGCACCTACCAACGTAGGTACGCAATCCTTAGCATCCTTGGGCTTTGCGCCGACATGGATACTGATGGCAATTTTGAACAGCCAGAAGAAAAAAAGGTCAGCAAGCCTGCTCCGCAAACAGTTGCAAAAACTGTTACCCCGAAAGTTGAAAACCAGCCAAAGGCTGACGCTGTTGCGCCTGAAGACACGCCACTAACTGACGATGAGGCTGAAGGTTTACGAGGTTTGATCAAGGAACTAACTGCTGCTAATCGCACAGCTTTTCTTGACCGTTTCCGCTCGCAATACGGTTTGAGCCCTAGCGCAAAAGTTGCTTATGCAATAACTACGCACGGGCATCGTAAATTTATTCAGGATATAATGCCTGAATATATTTAATACAATGGCACTTACCCAAGCGGAGCATGATCGCAAACGCAGGAAAAATCAGTTCCAAGTTCGCTTGGATGACCAATTGGCTGACAACTTGCGGCACTTCATGGAGTCCCGCGAGTACAACCAAAACCAAGCTCTAATCCTAATCATCAGCAAATTTTTTAAGTAATGTTCAACATCACCGCACACGGAAACCTTGGCAAAAACCCTGAACTGCGTGAAGCAGGTTCAAGCCAAGTAGCAAGTTTCAGCATCGCCGCCCGCACCGGGCAAGACGAAACAACATGGATCAACTGCAGCGTTTGGGGCAAGCGTGCAGACGTCGTCATGAAGTACATGGCAAAAGGCGACAAAGTCACTGTCGCAGGCCAAGGCAAGCTACGTAAGTACGAAAAAAAAGAAGGCGGCGAAGGCTCAAGCCTTGAGCTAAACGTCACTGATTTCACATTGCCTGCAAAAAAAGAAGAGGCTGATTTCTGATCGGCCCAAGGGCACGGCTAACCACCGTGCCTATTCTTTTGGTATGAAACCAACCATTGAGCAGATTGAAAAAGACGGAAAGCTGGTCTGGCGAATAGAAGCCGCTGGCGTCGTTCGTTATCACGAACAAGATTGGCAAGCAGAATGGCTTTACAACTATTTGACACGTCTCTATAACTGCGATGAGACCAACCCTCAGTAACTGAGCAATGGCCCCAGTCAACATGAATTGGACGACACGTCCTCAAGATCAAATCGACGCAGCCAAGGCAAGGGTCAGAGACACGCTGCACGAACCCAGCCCAAAACTGACAACGCTAGAAAAAGCTTTCAGAGTTTCTGCTCTCCGCCAGAAAGCACAGCCTCAAGTAAAGAAATTTGGCCTATAGCTTGTTTCAGGAGCTTTCCTTGATGCCATTGCTGGCGGGCCATCGCGACGCATAGCTGAGACAAAACATCAACGTTGTCACAGTCTTCAATGGATCTAATTGATCGCTCAAGGGTTAGTTCTTCTTCAAGGCTTGGTTTAACCACCATCCAGTCGAAGCTGTTCGAGGTTGCGTTTTTCGGAGGCATAGGGCTCCTCACTCTTAAAACGTATGTAATCACCTATAGCGGGGAATAACCAGTCCTGCACTGGTAAACAAGCTTGCCAATTCACAGGTTGGGCACAGTTCATCACGACTGTTGTCCAGAACGCACTGATATATCCCCAGTTCATCGATCCACAAATACAGCCCAGCCGCTTGCTTCTCCTTCTATAGACCAACGCTGATAGAAGGCAGGACGTGACATCTTGATCAACTCACCTGATTTTGTGGTGTCATGGCCGCCATGGTCCATGTCTGGTTTGCCCATCGGGTCGTGTGCAATAAGAAAATCCTTGTCATATCCAACGATTACGCTCCAGTGCCCACAACCATTGCTATCACACACTGCTGGGTTGCCTTTAGTGATGTCACCCTTGTGCAGCCAGCCAACCATTACTGGTCTGCCAGCATCAATCTCAATCTCAATATCTTCAACCCTTGAGTCTCTGCGAAACTCAGCATCTAGGCCCAGTGACTTAAGTGCAGAAACCTGAGCATGAACTTCAGTGGTGTCACCAAATTTTAGGCGTATCTGGCGATAAGCACCTTGGCTTTTTATACCATGGAAGAACGCCACGACCATGGCACTCGCTGCATCAAAACACTCCCGATAGCCATAACCAGTCATGCTATCTAGCTGGTTGTAGTACGGAACGCCGTAAACCTCCTGGTGAATGCCACTGGTCTTCCAGACCTCAAACCATTCAGCCTCATCACTTAACAGGTCTTGGTCAATCGAACGTTCCAGCTCCGCAATAGCAGCAAGCTGATGGGGATCGCCTTTTTTAAAAAACTGGAAAAACGGAAGGAGTGACAGTAAACCCACAACTACAACCCAAACCCACATTTACTTTTCAACGCGGCCCTCTGGGAACAGTAGATCTTTCACATACTTACAAGCCACATCGTCCAACTGGTTGTCTGTCTGCTCGCTGATCTTGATCAGACAATCCAACAGCAACTGTTTTACGGCTTTTGATTTGATGAAGCTAAACAGGATTGGCTTTAGAAGTAAAACCATGACGACACTGTGTGTGCCGAAAGTCTAAGTCCGATTAGCGTGACCTTCCAGTCGTGCAACATTCTGCTCTAGGTCTGAGATTCGAGCAAATAACTCCTGATCCCTGACCCTTAGATCAGCGTGGAGCACATCCATTCTTGACGCTAAATTATCGACAGCTGAGGTCAAACGCACCAAGGAATCACGTCCATGCTGGTTATCACGGTTGGCACCTTTGATACCAGAGGCAGCAACGCCTATCGACGCACCAGCAACAGCAGCCCAGATTTCAACCACCATTCGACCTATAGCGTTAATTCATCATGGCAGAAGAACAGGGTAAGCAAGAGCAAGAAAACGACAACTCACGTCTTGGTGATGTAATTAAGGTTGTCTTGCTTGCATGGGCAATGGCGATCCTGACTGCTAATTACCTTGGCGTCTTCAAGCAATCCCTTGACCCCACCTACCCAGCTTCCATTTTGTCTGGAACGGCGGCGTCCTTTGGACTGGCTGTTGGGGGCAACAAAAAGTCTAAAAAAGAAGAGCCTACAATTAAGGAACAAACCCCTACGTCCAAGCCAAAATGAGACGTTTTCTTTTTGTATCGTGCCTAACATTTTTTGCGATAAGTCCTGCTTCGGCAGACATTACGCACGCTATTAAGTCATCAATCTCACTAACTGTTGATGGAGCAGGATCAATCTCAACGCGCGTACCGTCTTCATTTGCAGTATCTGGCTCTAACGTTACTTTGGGTACTCCTCCTAAGCTGGGGACACTTACTTCCGGCACTGCTCTTGGGTACACTCCTGGCGTTTACAGTGTTACTACTGCTGGTGACAGCTTTTCGTATTCAGAGTCATACATAGAAGGTGATGACGTTCCAACCGTACTTTCAACAACTGTTACTGCTGGCGTAGTACCTGCCTTGCCCGTTTTCGGCAGCAATACGACAACTTCGGGCGGAGTCGCGGGCACTTTAGCGGGCACCCTGGCGACAGATGGTGCAATGTCGATCACAGCAGGTGGAGCCGGTACTACTGCAATTGGACAAGTTATTCAGGAGCTGACTATCAAGTGAGAATCCTGCTGTTGTTGCTTTTGGCTGCCCCAGCAGCAGCCGTACCAATCGTTCCTAACTTTCAGCAAGGAACACTTTCTAGCACCACAAAGACAACATCAAAGGTTAATGAAGTCATTAACTCCTACGAATATCGTACAGGTTATGAATACACAGCTAGTGGCACAAACATCAAACCCTCGGCAGGTCTCGCTCCACAAAGCTTGACGACGACCACCAATAACTTGAACGGTATTTCAAGCAGATGGACTGGACTTGATCCTGCATCTAGACCAACCTGGAGCATCTTTAACGAAGGCGCTGCTTTTAGCTTTGTAGAAACACTGCAAGGCCCAGGGCTTGTAAATCACACGATAATAAATAGAGAAACTGACATCGAATCACTTACAGAAACTACCAGCACCTTTACACAATGAAGCGTGTTTTAGCGGCTCTGCTGTTATTTGCTGGTCCGGTAAACGCTCAGGTTTCAAGCACTGCCGCACCAGTTGCAAACAGTAGCGGCTCAGTCACAAACCAAGCTGTTCAAGTCGTACCAAGCAAAACGTTCAGCTCTGTGATCAATGGCGTTAGTTGCCAAGGCGCAACCCTGACGATCAATCCTTTCCTTAGCTCGACTACTGGCTGGTCTAACCCTTACGAACAGTATTACAACGAGCCTGTCTACGACACGATTGATTTGGTTGGTGCGACTGACCCAGAAGGCAACCCCGTTCCAGATGGCAGGCCCGATAATCCTGGCAACGTGCTGTTCTACAAACCAATCAGAACAGGCCAAAAAACAAACTTCTCAGTCAATGGCGGTATTACTGCACAAATTTCAATCCCATTGGATCGCAGTCATATCCGCACCTGTCGCAAGGCAGCAGAAAAACAAGTGCAGCTTATGGAAGCCAGCCTTGCTGATAAACGCCTCAATTACGAAATAGCTAGGTTGCGAAATTGCGCTGACCTAATGAAGGAAGGCGTGATTTTTCACCACAAATCGCCTTACAGCCAGATCTGCGCTGATGTCGTCCTAACAAACCCGCCTGGTCTCTTACCGCCCCACACACATTCAATACCTACTTCTTCAAAGACCGCTGGTACTTCCGACGCTGCCAAGCAGACTCAACAGCAACCTTCTTCCCCAGCTTCTCCTTAATTTTCTTGATCGTCTTTTTGACGGTTGGCTTGATCACCTTCAACAAGATGTCACCTAATGGTTTGGCTAAGACTGCTGCTGTTGTTGCGACAACCGCAATCGTTGCAGTCGTGACCACAACAGGCGAACCAGGAAGATGGTTGCCGAGAATCGCTGGTATGCCCAACGACTTGAACTGGGTTTTACATTCTCCATCGACTCGCTTGTAACCAGTGATGACAGCAGTCTGAAGCTTATTTTTAGCTCCTATAGGTATTGCGTCTGGTGGCGGACATGGCAACTCTGTGTCTACATTTGGAATGCCGGTCGGGTTGGACGCCGACTGTGAAGGGGGATTAGCCGGTTGCTGGGAGGCAGCCGGTTTTTCTTTTGGAGGTTCAATTACTGGCGGCTTGGCGGATCCATACGTCAACGTTCCAGGTGTAAAGTCCAGTGCGGCGGGAAACGACGGCATCGTTCCATCGCAAACAACGAAGTTGCCTTTTGGGTCGTTGCCATAAGCCGTTTCGTTCCCAGGCTGTGAATTTCTTGTCTCGACGCAGCCAGGTATATCTACAAGCGGAAAACCCAGCATCAATGTGATTGGTGGCTCAGATGGAATGCTTTGCGGCGGAATGCCTGTCCAGGTTGGTATTTCTGGAACGCCAATACGCCCCACACCAATTTCAGGTATTTCAGGCACCTAATCAGAACGGCGACTTGATGCTGCTTGGGACTGGTAAGCCTGTTTCTGATGGCAGTTCAGGCATCACATCATCGATCTGACCAGGAACCATGTCAGTAACAAGCTTGGTCAGCTCAGTTTGAAGCTCACTCATGTAGTGCTTTGTGATTGATGGGATGCGACTGTAAAGAACAGCCGATCCAACAACCATTGCTCCAGACATCAGAAATGCTGTAGCGCCGAGCAGATTAAAAACTTTTTGCATGATCAAGTTGCAAAGAAAAAACCTCCCCTGCTGTGTGAGACCAGGGAAGGCTGCAGTTGCTCTGTTAAAGACTAGCTCAGAAAGCGTACT